GTCTGAAGCTTACTTCCGGGATTGGCACGGCGATACGCAGCCACGCCCTGACGGGTCATGCCCGCACCCTGCTTCGTAGGGCGAAAATTGCCGCTTTTAACGGAGGTCTTGATGCCCATGCCTTTACGCACGGCACCGCCCCCACGCAGCGCAATGCCCATGGAGCCAGGCATTACGCCGGTGCCCCACCCACGTATAGCACGGTAACGCTCTTGACCTCGGAATCCGCGAGAGTGACGTATACGCCATCCGTCGCTAGGATCCCGTTATCGGGGACCATGAGATCGGAGGATCCAGCAGCCGCCGGAGTCTTAATGTCAAGAATCGTGGTGCCCGAAGCGCCGCCCGTCTTGAGGGTAAAGCTTGAGGCAGTCGCTGAATTGGTGAAATACACGCCCTGAACGCGCGTGCGACCATTTACCGCATCGCCTGAAGCGACCACGGTTTTGGCTTTGACGTCACTTGCAAAGCTCATTGTTCTGCTTCCTTTATCTAGGTGAAGCCGAATTGCCCCGAGTCATTGCTGACCCGGGGCGCTTCCGTTTTTTAACGCGTCGCCGAGGCGAAGAGGTAATCGACCTGCGTCGAACGCGTGCCCGAAGCACTGCCCGACAAGGACATCGCCGCCAACGCCAACTCCGTGGTCGGAATGTTAGTCGTGTGCGTCGCAACAAGCTTGCGGTTCACGAAGAACTCCACCTGGCCCGTGCCGCTCACGCGGAAGCCAAGGACGATGTCGGTGCTATCAACAAGGTCTACACCCGAGTCCGTCGAAGTCTCGGTGCCGCCCGACTCCGTCTTGCAGAGGATCGAGGCGTCGCCATCGTCCACCTGGAACACGATGCGATCGGCAGCCGTCAGCATGGCTTCTGGGTTCGTGGCAAAGTTGACCGTGAGGCCAACGCAAATGTCCGTCTGATCAGCGTCATTGCACTGAAGACGCGTCTCAAACCAGATGGTCTTGTCCGCGCCAACCTTGTACACCTCGTTGCCCTGGACCGACGCGCCGTCGTTGTCCGTGGTGGCAGCCGAAGTCAGCTCGAGAAGGCCATTGACCGTGTCGGCAAGGATGCCGGCAGTCGCGCCAGAGTCCTTAACCACGGTCCAGTCGTTGGTGCTATCGAGAGCGACACCAAGAAAGTCGTCTAGGTACTCGACTACGTTGTTATTCGCAGCGATCGTAAGATCGGTGCCCCAAGCGCCCGTGACGGTGCCTTTGCCCGAATACTGAAGCGGGCCAGAAAAATGCGTAACAGCCATGTTGTCCTCACATGCGAGTTAGGTACGGCTGTCTGCATGTCGTCAGCCGGGTCTGTCAGACGTACCCGAATTACCCCGGAACCAGTTAACTATACGCTAGCAAATCCAATAAAAAAAGGGGGTCTTTCGACCCCCCTCTTTTGCCGCTGTTAGGCAGCGCCCGGGCAACCGAACAAGCCTCTCGGATCCGAAAATCCAAAGCTGTATCGTTCGCGAGCCTTGTACCGCACGTTGCCGGTATCGAAGTCACCCTCGAAACCAGTCTTAATAGCCACACGCTGAAACATCTTCATGCCGTTCGGGGCGTCGGTCTTGATAAACCAAGCGTCCGGGTCGGTCAGGAAGTGGTTCACGGTGTAGCCCTGCGGCACCATGCCCATGTTCTTCACGGCGTTAATGTCGTTATCCGCAGTGCCGACACGGAGGGTCGACTTGAGGATACGATCAGCCGTAAACATGAGTTCCTTCGGGATGATGAGCTTCAAGCCCTGAACAGCGATCTTCAGGCCACGCTCATCGGTGAACTTGGCGATGTCGATCAGAGCCTGCTCAAGGGAAGTTTCGCTCAGGTCCGCCGCAACGGCCAGCTCGTTAGCGAGATCCGGGCCCGACAGGGTCGGGTGATCCGTCGCGCAAAGCGGCTTGCCGTCACCACCAGTCGCAGTCGTGAATGCGTTGTTCAACACAGCCGCGGCCTTGATCTGCTTGGTCTGAGCCATTGAACGAGCTAGCGCCTTGGTGTAACGCCCAGCAAGTCGGTCGTAGAGGTTGTCCTCAACAGCTTCCTCGGTGAGCGAAAACGCCAGAGCGATCGTTTCGTGGGTGTAGCGAGCAGTGTAGACTTCTTGCGCCTGGTCGTACGAGACGCCAGAGCCTTCGGTCTTCACCGGAGCCTCGGCAAAGCCGGACTCCATTACCTCTTCCTCGAACGCACGATCCGAACTCTCGACCGAGTAGATCTCGGCATGCTCGTTTTCGTAGTTCTTGTACTCAAGGCCAAACAGGGCGTTCAAACCCGGCTCGAGCTCCTTAACAAGTTGTGCACGTGAAATTGCCATATCTTTATGTCCCTATGAATCAGGTTACGGCTTTGACGCCGGCGCTGCCATACAGGTGCTCGTTGATTTTCACAACGACCACAGCAAAGTCCCCAAGAGCGTTGCCCGGAACATTCCAGAGGCCAACAATCTTCAGGTTCAGTGCCGCTGTATCTGCGATGGTGGACGAATCCAGTTCCATCGTAGAAACACCCGTGGTGGTGCTTCCGCCCGTCCCAACGACATCGGCGTTCTTGCCGATATCGGCCTGAACGATGTCCTCATCCGCTTGGACGATGAACAACTGGCTCGGATCGTCGATCACATCAGCAACAATCTTGCCTTCGGTGATGTTGACGCTACCGGGATAGAAGTTCTTGAAGGTGGGCTTGCCCGACGTTGGGTCGATATAAAAGCAGCCGTTAAGCACCCCAAGCGCCGCAGCGTGCGTGCCCGGAAGGAACTTAACGACAGAGCCACCGACGATCGTTACCAGGTCGCCCTGGAAGATCGCGCCACTCTGGTTGTCATCAATCTCGTAACCGTACTGCTTCTGGGAACCAGTCGCAGACAGATTGCCGAGAGGACGAAAACCAAAGGCTTTGTCTACATTTGCCATTTGATTATCCTCAGAAAAAAGTTATTCACTAGCCTTTTTAAGGCCGCCAAATGAAACGCGAGACCTGCGGGCTGGTCGCTCAATGAGCATGCTTGAATGAGCGTTGCTTTTCAAGAGCTCGTTGTCCGCGGCCTGCATTTGATCGTTCGCTCTCTTGGTGTAATGCGCATTGCGCTCTTCAACCGTCTCTTCCGGGATACGTGCTAACAGTAGGCCTCCCACGCTGATTACACCAGCGTGTTTTCCTTCGTCCATCGTTGATGCTGGGTAGTCGGGGTACTCATCCGCCCGAACCAGTTCGTACCCCTCACGGAGACGACCTGCAATGTTCGAGCGGTCTTCTACCCCACCTGCCGAAGCCCGAAGCCAACGATGTCTGTATCCCATAGGAGCTGGTGGCGCATCAAGCCGGGAAGGAGGTGCCCACGGACGGCGTCGCGCGGTCTTCACACGAGATTCGGTCTCGCGAGAAGCGCGGTTTAGAGAAGGCAATTTGACGTCCGACATGTGTTACTCCTTCACGTACTTGGCGTATTCCTCAAGAGGAACGCCTAGTTTTTTAGCAATTGCCACCTGACTTGGAGTCAGTCTGACAGTGCGGCGTGCGCTGTTGTTGATCCCGGAGGATCGATAGGCAGGTGCAACCGTTTGCACGTTACGGCTCCTGCTCTGCGTGGTAGACCCATTGTCCCCAAACTTCTGGGGAAAAGCGTCTCGGACACGTTTGTCAAGCTCATCATAGTACTCATCCGAGCTGGGGTCAAATCCCTCAGCTTGAATCAACTGGCGGTGGATACCCCAGGCGGCATGGGTCATGACATTGTCCCGGCCATACCACTTGTTCTTCTCCGCCCACTCCTCCACCCGCGGGTCCACCTGCTGCGGCGGGGCGGGCTGCTGGGCTTGGTAAGCCGCCTGCTGGGCCACCTGCTGCTGCTGCTGTATGTAGGCCTGACGATGGGCCGTGGCCGAGTCTATCTGCCCCTGCTCCATGGTCAGGGTGGTCAGCCGCTGCTGGGCCTCCGTCTCCGTGTCAATATCGCCCTCTTCCCGGGCCTTGCGGATAATCTGCTTAAGAGCCACCGCCTGTGTCTCGGTCCGGCTCTTGGCTTCAATCAACCGCTCCTCGTCCGAGCGAACATACTGCTGCTCAAGCTCCTGCGCGCGCGCCTGCGCTTGCTTGGCGTACTCCAAGGCAGTCTGCTCACGGCGCTGGGTCTCGCGAAGCCGGGCCGTCAGCTTGTTGATGCGCTTCTGCACCCCCTCGCTGTACTGGTCCAACTCCTCTTCCTTGCGAGCCTGCCGTGGCTCCTCGTCTGTCACCAGAGGCAGTCTTGGGGTCTCCTCCTCGATAGGTACCTGAACGGTTGCGGGCTGTTCGCCCTCGCCGACGCTAAACTCTAATTGTTCGTTCATCTCGGATCTCCTTACCACATGTGAAGGACGTCTTCGGGATCGGCAACGATCCCCAAGACCTCATCGTCGTTAATCAAACGAATCTCACCGCCATCGATTGGGATCCTCGCGCCGGCATAGCGGCCGAAGATGATCCAATCGCCCTCCTTGCACCACGGGCCGGTCGGGAACTTGACCTCATCGCCATAAGCGACAGGCCCAACCTTGAGGACATAGCCACACACCGTCGAAACCTGCTGCTTGCGCTGGGTCTCTTCGGCCAAGGCAATGCCGCCCTTGGTCTTCTCCGCGCCCCGGTAGGGCAGGATCGCAATGCGCCACCCGGTGGGGGTGGGGATGCGGTTGAGTACCACCTCATGGAGCTTTTCGGGCTTCAGCCCTTCAGGCGTGTACGCATCTTCCAGTGACGGAACACGCGCTGAGGCCTCTTCTGCCCACTTCTTTTCTAAAGCCGTGGACTCTTTCACTATCACACTCATGTTGGTTCTCCTTTAGATTGAAAAGCCGTCGTCATCC